CCGTCATTTCGGGCGTGTAGGACGTCACATAAGACCCACGCCTTGAGAATCTCGGTCGCTGTTTTGCCTGGGGTGTACCAGGTATGGTAAATTCTGCTACCATGTTTCTTCTCCTTCTGGTCTTCAATTGATTTATGGTTTTTTCTCATCCATATTCACCAAAAATTCTTCGATTGTCGTCTGTCTTCCTTCGTCCAGCGGTCTCATGTTCCGATACCCTATGCGGCGATATTCCTCATATATCGGTTTCCAGATATATTCGCATTGTTTCCGTTCTGCCGGGAAGTATTTGTCCAAAGTGTCGAGTTCTCGTTGTACGTTCAGATTGTACGGACACCCTTTGCAACCTGTTCTTGTAAAATTGTATGGCGGATAATAAAGTTTACAAAGGCAGATGTTCCGCTCTTTTATATACCAATCTTCCCAATCTTTATTCAACGGGGCAAGAGGCTGAAAGTTCTTGAGTTTGTTGCCTTTGAAAGCCAGACATTGTGCTTTTTCTCTCTGGCCGCCTTCCGCTGCCATTATTCCCACAATTCCGTATTTATAGCCATTTTCTTTCTGCCATTCGTGGAGTGGTTCTTTTTTTAGGCGGTCGCAACATTTAGGAGATACCCTTTGTTTGAAATCTTCGGTAAACTGATACTCAAGCATTTTGGGGCATCTGTGATTGCCCCTTATAAATGCACCGCTTTCTGCGGGTTCTAATCCTAAATAGACCTTTACAGCTTTAGTCATTCCTTTTCTTTGGTATAGTTCTAAAATTTTTGAATAGTGTTTACTCTTAAACGGATAACCGACTTCCTCGAGCATTTTCTTGATTGGTACGCTCGGTTCAATTATTATAATTCGGTCGTCCTCCGCCTGGAGTTCCTCGACAAATTTCACGATTGCCTTGTACTCGATGCCCGTATTAGAATAGACCCTCGGGATTCTGTTTCCTGGTAAGGCTTCGTCAATCAAATGGTGCAGAACCGTGGAATCCTTACCGCCGGAAAAACTTATATAAAAATTTTCTTCGCCGTATTTCTCAATTACTGACTTTATCTTTGCTATTCTATCAGCGAGTATAAATTCGTTTTCGGTCATGTTTCTTCTCCTTCCGGGAATCTCTTCTTTGTAACCGCAATCGGAAATTCCTCAATTTCGCTTGCCCACCGTGCGGACCCTTTGCCGTTTACCAACTCCCAACAAAGCGGAAAGCCACCGATTCCGTCAAACAAGCTGCCAAGTGTAGGCGTATATCCGTCCTCGTAGGCGTTTGAAATCTCCTTCAGCAGGTGATACCAGCTCGGCAAAGCGATACTGTTTCCGAGTGCCTTGTATCGTGGTGAATCGGAATCGCCCTTGTGCTTCTTGCCTTTGGAATCAACCCAATCGCCGATGTCTGTCCATCCATCAGGATAGCCTTGCAGGCGTTCGCATTCCAATGGTGTCAATCTGCGGACAACATTCCCCACGCCCTTGTAATCTCGGGCACATAGACTTCCGACCTTCTGCTGATACGGTTCAACAATGCACTTGTCTTCGGCAACGTATTCATTCCCCACGCCCTTGTAATCTCGGGCACATACCGCGCCGGGTCCCTTTGCCACCTGCGCTCCGATCTTTTCTTCTTCAATGGAAAAATTAAAAAGCGCATTTTGTCCTTGGTTGTATGCCGCCCGGTCAAGACCATAAGCAACGCATTGTGGGTCTTTATAATCCCTTGATAGCATTGAGTATGCTATCCCATCTTTTGTGTTTTTCATGTTTGAATCCGGCGTAAAAGCTATAACCGCATTAAAGTTATCCTTATCAGGCATTCTCTGACCACCGCCTGCATTGTTTGCGGTTAGTGTAGGCGATATTTGACCGCCATCCCAGGAATGACCACAAACGACATACATATCATTTGCAGCCTCTTGTGTTCCTAACTTATCGTACCCGGATGCACACAGGCTACCCGTTGTTTCCTGATAAGTTTTAGGCTCAATTACCAGATTAGTCATATCTGTTGGTCTGCTTTCATGATCGCCCACGGTAGCAAATGCAACTCCCTTACCATCTGCGCCATCAGCTTTATAATTCGTACATACCGCGTGTTGTTCGACCGTGTTCAGGGTATACATCACTTCGGATTCCGCATAACCGTCTCCCTTGTGGGAATCTCTCGAGCCGTTACCTTCAAGCACCATCATTCCGCCTTGGTTACAATCAGGTGAACCGCCGTTTAAATCAAGGGTGCGTGATGTTTCGGCTTCGTATATTCCGCTATTGGGGTTCGGTGATTTCATCGAGTTCGAATCGTAAGAGCATATGCCGAAGACCGATTGGTTATTCAGCGTTGATAATGCGCCCGTCCTCTCGTTCTGAATCAGGATTCCTTTGCCCCCCCCCAGGTTTCCCTGCTCGTTCTTGGAAACTGATTGCGCCCGAAGTGCCATTTCCAACTGTTCGGGCAGTTTCTTGCCCCTTTTTGTCGCTCTGTTCAAAATACCCTGACACGCTCTCGGCGATAGATTGTATTTCGGGTTCGGGCATTGTTCCAGAATATTGCTTAAACAAGACTTCCGATGCTTGTACCCCCCCCTCCGTCAAAGACCAGAGAAATGCGTCTTCTTCGCTGCGGCGTTCCCCAGTATTGGGCGTCAACGATTTTGTAGGCAATACTCCATTTCCCCATCTCATCGTGCAACTCTCCTGCGTGGGGCCACTTTCCTTTTTCAGGCAGAGGCACATCAGGTGCGTTTGGTTCTGCAATCCTGACGATTTCCGTGAGTACGGCTTGGAAGTCTTCTCCTTTGTTTGAACTGAATGCTCCGGGTACATTTTCCCAGACCATCCATCGAGGTCGAATATGCTCATCTGTCCTTCCATTTCTTCTGTCATGTTCCCTCATCTCCTTTACAATCCTTATTTGTTCCATAAACAGACCGCTTCGCTCTCCCGACAATCCGTGCCGTTTTCCGGCAATGGATAAATCCTGGCATGGCGATCCGCCTGTTATTACGTCAACGGGTTCGGTTTCTGCGCCGTTGATGTCACATATGTTTCCGAGGTGTTTCATGTTTCTCCTTTTTATTTAGCCGTTTATACGCCCGATTTCGGCGTTTTTCGGTTTAGCCATATAAATTATCGTCTAAAGGGTGAAAAATCGAAATTTGGGTTATTTCTGCCGTTTATTCACTTACGTGTGACTACAAGCAGTCCGTTCTCCGTCGCAACTTCCTCGGCTCGGCGCTTTTCACGGAAGGCGTACTTGAAATATGCCTTGCCGTTTTCTATCTCAACCACCCAGTACGGATAAGGATTATAAATGGCGTACTCGGGCGCACCGATTACTTCCAATATCGCTTCGTTCATACCGCCCTCCATACACTTACGCTTTTGCCCGTAAACTGGCACTTCTTCTTCGCTATCGGTTCCACGATACCCTTACGCCCTAACTCCGTCAGCCTCGGAGACACGAAGTTTCTTTCGGCGGTCGGTGTATAATGCTTACGGCACATTTCAACCGCTATCTCCTTTGCTGTCATTTCCCGGTTGCTTAAGATTTCAAGTATCTGCGCATAACGCAAGTTCTTATCAACCGTTTCTTCCGCTTCGGCTCTTGCCGTGTGGGTTATAATCTCCCCAGGGAATCTTTCACGCATCCAAGGTCACCTCCCAATGCTTTATAATGCTTCTCAAGTTCTTTGATGTACCTGAGGTCTTCATTATGCTTTGATTTCAGTTTCTTGTTACTGTCCTGCAACTCCTCGTAGTTCCGAAGGATAACAGTTCTGTGTTTAAGCGCTGCTTCTACGACTTTCTTTGCGTTCGGGTATCTGTAACTACCCCACCAGAAATAATGATCTTCGCCGTCCGTATACGGCTTTACGTCTTCGATAAGCGGTATCAGCTTTTCAAAATCGGTCTTCTTTCTGCCTTCGTAGGTATCATCAAAGCACTCGATGTTTTCCGTGCGTGCATAGGCTCTGTGTACCAGGTCTTCGACTTCACGGACGATTTCAAGTTTCTCCATTTCCTCTTCCTTGTGGTACTTATCGGCTAATTTGAATAACTCATCATAGATGTGTCCTAACATTCTTCCTCTCCTTCCGCCGTTTCTCTGACGTATTCCCCGAACTTCTCAAGAAGCGGAAAGCCTTCCTCGGGTTCTTCGTAAAACGGCAACTGCTCAATTTCAAGATTCTCTTCCGGCGCAAACGGTAAAGCCTCGTGCTTCACGTTCTCAAGCCTTAAGTTCTCCGATAGCTGCATTTCCCTTGCGTGTATCTCCGCACGGTCGGTATAGATGTCTCGGAAGTTCGCACGGTCGGAAACGATGTTCTCACTTAAACACAATCTCTTATAACCGACATGCCTTACTACTTCCCTTGTAAGTTCGTCAAGGCTTGCCATTGCATGTTCCTCGTTATACATGCCGTACTTTCTTATCGCTTCTCTTACATCGTTCCATGCACTCGCCCAGTCTTTAAGCTGACCGCCTTCGATTTCCGCCGACATCTTGCGCAGGTCAGCGATCGTCGGTGACCAGTTATTAAGCGATACCCACCGCTTGACGGCGGTCTGCATGGTGTCGTAGTCGATGTCCTTTAAGTGCTCGTACCAAAGGCCTAACGCTTCTTTGGTCGGCAGTATCTTCTCTTTCGGGTAGTACGTCTTTATGGCGTTGACTATTACCCCGAACTCCTTAAGTGTCATTAGCCACTCCTTTCAGTTCCTCAAGGCTGTCTTCAACCTTCTTTCGGTCTGCCCC